AATTGTTTTCGTCTTGATAATAAAGAGTATTCAATTGAGCAGTCAGTGCCGGTACTGGAAATATTTTATTATTATCATTTTTGTAAAATTCTTTATTAGCATTTTCTTTCCCCAGGCGACTGTATATTCTAGTATTTGCAGGAATATCTTTAAAATGCTCTAAAGTAATTTTACCATTATCATTGCGAGCACGATAGATTGCACGACGTAAAGTTACATCAACAACCGACCCATCTTCTCGGGTCCAATCGGCTGCAAGATCACTTACAGTAACAAATATTAATAACTTATTCTCGGGTAAAATATCTAATCCATCGAACCCAGCAGAATCTCTAACAATGTCGTTCCACTGTTTCCCATCTATGTCAGAATATGTAATTTCTAAGGCATAATCAACAGGTTCCATTATGGGCATCTTAAGATAAACATCTTGCGAATCTGCCAATGGTACTTGGAATTCAATAATTCCGTTGTCTACGCCATTGTTACTTACTCCGTAAATAGTTCGACTGCTCAGTCCGGGCACTGTTTTTCTTTTACCACCAATTCCCGGTTCTGTTTGAATGTAAAATTTATTTCCTGGCTGATCAATGGTGAATTTATAATTTCCTCCACGAACCAACACAATGTCTGGATTGTCGGTTTTCTTTGTATCGATTCGATAGCATTGATCGTCGTGGCTACGAGTAACTTGATAATTGGCCTGTGTAGTTGCCAACTCACTGTTAATTTGGACAGGATCTGGCCCATTGGGTAGCCAATAATACTGTGTAAAGTTAACAAATTTGTCAAGATCAAATTTACCATCATATCCATAATAATCGCTGGCGAACAAACGATCTTGATTGTCTACTATCCCGCCGTAGTAAGAAATTTTATTCAATAGATCAGTATAATTGCTGTAAAATTCAACTTGATTATCGGTATTTCTAATTACAATACTAGGTTCGAGTTGATAATTTTGTCTATCAGCAGAAGGCTCACTGAGATAACTGTCTTCGGTTTTAAACGTAGGTGCAAACTTTCTACCTATATAGCCATTAAGTCTGACAAACTCAGGCTCACTGACTAATTGGTCTAAGGTAGCCGATAAAAACTTTTTGTTAGTATCGGTTTGAAATATGCTGGGTAAAAATTCAAAAGTTTTTCTTGTTGCCATAGTATTATAGTAAAACGCGAGAGTTATTTTCCAACGATAAATTTAGTTGAGTTGCGGTTACTGCATTGATTATCTCAACATTGTCGACGGTAGCTGCACTGATAATTATTTCATTGGGCTCAGCATTAATTTGATACAAACTACCAAAACTAATTCTTGTATCTGTGGGTACAATTACTATACTTGAAACATTTGGACTCAGTACTCGGTGTAAGTATGCGCTTAGTTCGCTAAAATAAAATGTTTCGCCGAATTCCCAATTACTAATGTCAAAATAGGTATTAACTGCATTAATAACCGATGCCTTAATTTCATTATCGCTGACATTCACCGAAGAATTTTTAATTATTTTAAATGTCGCCTGCAAATTAGTAGGTGCTTTGTTACCAAATAACAATTTAAATTTAGCCGAATTAAACACTATAGTATCACTGATACTCTTAATGTTATTGAGACTGCTAAATTCTATTCCAAGTTCGGTAGATGTTGGTGCCGACGGTTTAGAAACCAATCCGCTGGTATCTTGAATCCAAGATCTGAATTCTCGTTCATAATTTGCTGTTAATATATAGATATCTGTAACATTAGTGCTGCTAGGGTCAATTCTACGATTTTCTGCTGTATTGTGTCGATATTGAAAAGCAAGATCTTGTCGACCAACCTTTGAAACATAATTACTGTCTTCAATTAAAATATAATTGTCGTTTAATATAAAGAAACGATTTTCGACCGTGGCATAAAATATTTGTCCGGGTCTAAATAAATTTTTGTAAAACTCAATTTGAGCCAATGTTTCGTAATTGCTAGACACTAAACGATTATCCACCGACACAAAGGTTTCAAAGTTTTCGTAACCGGTTACTCTTTGAAAATAAACAAATTTATTTTTTCTGTTTACTGTTGGGTTTACTAGTGTAGCAAATAATTCGGGATTATCTGGAGTTCCGTCAAAATTACTGTCGGAAAATGTCACGTAAACTCTGTCTTTGTTGACATAACCATCAATGTCAATGTAACTCTTATATATGTTCCAAATTGCGTCAGAACCCAATGGTTGTGCATTATCAGGTTTGGAATTAGTTTTTAACAGTTTAATTTGATCTGTTACAATCGAAGCAGTTTTGGTATCATATATCTTTGTTCGCTCGTCAAAGTAAAAAGTGGTTTCCTTGACACTATGAAAGATATAATCTATCCCGCGATAATAAACCACATATCCGTTAATAGTATAATTAAATCTTAATAACCAACTATTGTCCACCGGACCTGATAGGATCGATCCTTGATTGTCGAGACTGAATTGATCTCCGGTGTTAAGATTTTCTTCGTCAATGATTTCCCAAACTTGTTTGTTTAATCTGTAGGTTAAACCAAAATTCTTTAAACTCAATATATTTTTTGCAACTTGTTCACTGAAATAGCCGGTGAAATTATTTTTATAAACTGCGTATACCTTATCAATTACCGCACCATTTGGTACTTTAACACTTAGTGTTATCGGGCCCGAGCCGTTATCAAAATTTCCTTCGCCGTTATTGGTACCATCGCCACTCAGTCCCATAACAGTGGTGTATATAAAAGATTGGTCGCTAACAGATGTGGATACACCCGATATCATATTATTATTGGCGTCAAAGAAATGCCCCGGTGCTGGCACAAATTTAATAATAGATCCTTTTCTAATATATCTTGCATTGGTAATAATAGTACCACCAATGGAAGCTGGTACTCCGTTTAATACAAAATACCCAGTAGATTCGTTACTGCCCACAGTGCTGAGATTCCAAGTATAACCAGTCACTGGAAAGGATGGATAATTTTCGTAATAAAAATGCAGCATTTCTTTACTGTCAATTTTAGTTAATATTTCATTGTTAATTGTTCTGATAATATCAGCATTGTCACGAAATGAAAATCTAAATGACTTAATAAAACTATCTTTGTATAAAACACCATCCTCGGAAAATATATTAGTACTAGAGTACTTTCCAGTACTATCAATGACATCTAGAAATCTGCTTAGTCCGGAACTGGTACGATTAATACTTTTTACTTTGATCACATTACTAAAACTGGTATACGGAAGAATATTATAATCCTCACCGGTGATCATACGATTCTGTGTGTAGTATTGCTGGGGAGCTCGTTGTTTAATTTCAGCCGAGCTTTCACGAGCAGTTGCGTTGGTTACTGTATATTGTAAACTAGCACGTACAGTTAATGTTTCTATACGATTTTCTCTGTTAACATAAGGAAACGAAATAGAAATATTTTTCATTTCGTCGGGAGTAATTTTATAACTAAGACCATTGCTAGTTCTGTAGTACAATCTAAAATTACCAGTGGGGATATTAGCAAAACTACCGTCTCCGAACACGAGATCAATTTGGTCAGCAGCTCTAGTATTAATTTGATATAGATTACGTTGATTTTTTTGATTGTAGATTACATTAATACCACTGACGGTGGGCACAGATTCCCACAAATCTCCTAATGCCCCGGTGCTGGATAAACCATACAACCAAATATCACTGTTATTAATATTATTAGTGTTAATGTTAACCAGTCTATTAGGTATACTTTCATCAATGGTAAAATCTTGGTTATTTAAAGTTCCCTGCTTAAAATAAAGAAAAAATCCAGTGTTATTGCTAGCATTACCATAATTGTCGTTGCGATAAAGAATATTAAACGGAGAAGTCAATGATGGTTGCATTTCGTAAATATATTCTTTATTAGCACTGGTAGCTCCGACGATTTCAAAAGGATAACTGGATCCTTCAATTACCGCATCAAACCCAAACACCGATAAAGTGTTTTGTAGTAAATTGACACTGTATTCGTCTGTGAGTATGCCATTAATTAACTTACTGTTACCAGGTTTACCAATGATTTGGCTATCAATTAATGCTGCATTTATAATCATAGTAAACTGTTCTAACCAATTATCATTGGCCTGATCATTCCAATTTACTACAAAATTGCTAAGATTTAATCCATTACTATCGGCGAGATTTTCTGTGGTTATCACACTATCAATTTTTAAGAATCCGCTAGCTGGTATACTGCGTTTAGGATTGTAACTGACCAGTCGTGCTAATTTTAGTATACTATCACGTCGTTCGGCTGTATCGATGAAATTTTCTCTAGCATTTAAATCAGTTCTAAAGGCCAAACTTTGACCCATAAATGCAATTAAATCAATAAGTGCAATAAATTCTGAACTTTCGGTGAAATCGTTAAAGTCTTCAGGATAATATAATCTAAGATAATCGATCATTGTCTTACGCAATGTTTCGAAATCATAGCTGGTAAAATCGGCTTCTTGGAATGTTTGATAAATCTTTTTCCAATTCTCCGCTACTAGCAAATTTGTTTGTCTTGGATTTATTGCCATTTATATATCCTTTTTTTATATTTATTGGTAAAATTAAGTACGTTGTTATTCAACTTGACTAACTTCTTTATTTTTTTGATCAAAATTAAATTTTAATATTTCAGTCTGATCGGTGGGTATATAGGTTAGTTCTAGCTCAATTTGTATACCAAAATCGTATTGTGTAACTGTTACATCGTCAACCGAAATTCTTGGATCGTAGGCAGCAATGGCCTTGATATCGTCCACAATAGCTGTTTTAACTTCTTCGGTAAACGGCTCGTAAATTATGTTCCAAATAATAGTTCCAAAATCAGGATTCATTAATTTTTCGCCTTTACGAATATGAAAATGATTAAAGAGATCCTGTTTAGCTAACTCAAAATCAGTTAGTCTAAATTTTTTAAATCTATTATAAGTGCTAAAACCTTTGTATATTGCCATAATAATATATTTAAGCCGTTGCAGTTGCCAGTACATCCACGGCATATCTTCCCATGTTAAAGTAAGTAGCACCGGTAGTTCCATTTGCATCTGCACCACCACCGGTTAATCTCCATTGTTTAGCGCCCCCGGCTCCTATTAGGTGTGCCACTGCTAACATACCAGCAACAGTACATTGATCGTCACTGTCTTTGATTGCACCGATACGTTGGAGAGTTTTATAATTCATTTTGAGCAAGGCTATCATTACTTTTTCTTGTACCCCGCCATTATTCAAATATTCTTCTTTACTAGATATACCATCTTTTCCTGTCCAGCTGGTAGTATAATTAACTGCTCGATTTCCATAAAGTTGGTAAGCATCACGTTTAATATATCCCAAATCTACTAGTGCAGCAGCACCAGTTTGATATTTTCCAATATAGCTTAAACGATTCTCTGCACGATAATTATAACTACTTTCACTCCATCCGACCTGAGTTATCAGTGCCCTTGTTTGATCCGGCGACAACGGTCCTACACCTTCGTTTAATGAAGGATTATCATTTCTAAACAAATAACTTTTGTTTACCGGATTTTTAACTCCGCTGCCCTGTGCGGATTTCGGACCGGGATCTGTGGAAGGTGTATCCTTACATTCTATGTCGGGTAATTCTTTACTGGGCGGATC